TATTTTAATTATTTTTCTTGTAAATAAAGGGTTTTCAAAATTTAGATAAATTTAAAAATAAAGTTGTATGTAACATTTTAAAATCGTTTTAACCCTTTTTTTAAATCTGTCCTATTCAGGACAGAGCTTAATTTTTAGGTATTTTCAATATAAAAGATTTAAATATAATAATAATTGAGAGGAAATTGCGGTAGTTAAACAGAACAACAGTAAGCCATTTGGGCTAGCTTTGTTGTGCTGTAAAAATTGCCCGATTGTCTTATTCAAAAATCTGACAACAATACTAGCTTGGTTGATGTAGCCCTGTTATATCAATCAAGAGAGGAATAGAAATTTATGAACAATTGTGCATTTTGCCAAAAGAAAATTTTATTAAAATTTATTATGAGTGTTTATAATCTTAGAGCTATAGATATAGCAAGAGAAATAAACATTTCAGATAGCCTTGTGCGAAAACATATTTCGGGCGATAGAGAATGCCCTCCTGTTGATGCCTATATTGTTGAAAAAGTTTTTGGTTTCAAATTAAGAGGCTGTAATATAGATGGATAATACTCAATTCGATAAAAATAATCCACCTGTATGGTTGTCAATTACTGAAGCCTCACGTCTTCTTAACCTAAAAGAGAAGACAGTAAAAGATTATTGTAGAAATGGAAAAGTTAACTATAAGGTAGAGCTTAATAACAGAGCATATAATTATTTTATCCGCTTTGATTCTTTGCCTAATTATGCAAAATATAAAATAATTCCAGAGTCACAGGAAAGTAAAAAGAAATATTCAGAAGCTCCCGATTGGGCTAAAATTCAAGCTGAAAAATATATAAAAATAATTCAAAAATCTGAAGATTTAAAGGGTGAAGAATTAAAACATTTTATTAAAAAATGGAATATTGAACATCCCCAATTTAAAACCTCATATCCTTCTGTTATTAAAATGAGAAGAAGATATAATGAAGATGGGGTTCTTGGATTACTTTCAAGATATGGAAATAATGCATCAAGAACCACTGTTAATAACAAATATTTTGAATATTTTAAAAATTTGTATTTGGTTGAAGGTGGTCCATCACTTAGAAGTTGTTGGGATATAACATTAGGCTATGCAATGCGTGAGTTTGGCATTAGTCGGTATGAATTTCCAAGTCATACATCTTTTAAAAGAAGATTAAAGCGTGAAGTTCCTGAAGCAAGTATTTATTTGGCTCGCAAGGGTGAATCAGCTTGGAATCGAAAATATGGAAATTACATAGAAAGAGATTACTCTACAGTTATTTGTGGAGAAGTATGGGTATCAGACCACGCACAAATTGACGTAGCTTGTTTAAGTCCAGACGGAAATATAGTATTTCCTTGGGTAACGGCTTGGAGAGACTATAAATCAGGCAAATGGCTTGGTTGGATACTCCAGTGCGGACATCCAAATTCAGACCATATATTTCAATCATTTTATTATGCGGCTCAAAGATACGGTTTACCCAAAGATATCATAATTGATAACGGTAAAGATTATCGTTCAAAAGATTTTGCCGGGGGACGTCAATTTAAAATTGAAGCTGACCAATTTAAAACAACTTGTATGCTTTCTGAATTAAATGTTAGAGCTAATTTTGCATTGCCATACAACGCTCAAACAAAACCGATTGAAAGAGATTTTTTGAAAGTTAAAGAATTGTTTTCAAAACATTGCATTGGTTATAGAGGTGGCAATGTTGTTGAGCGTCCGGAGAAATTGGCAAAAGAAATTAAAAACGGAAAGATTATTCCTTTTGAGCAATTTAAAGAAGTATTTGATGATTTCATTATTTGTGTATTAAACAAAAGACCTTCTAAGGGCAAAAATCACGAGGGAATGTCTCCTGATCAGCTTTTCAATCTTGAATGTGCAGAAAGAAAGGAAATCGGTAAAGATGCTCTTAAATTATTCTGTACACGAACAACTAAAAATTATTCAATCAGGAGAAACGGTATAAAAGATAATGAACTCGGAATAACTTATTGGTCAGATTGGATGCTTTCTAACACCGGATTAAAAGTTTACCTTCGTAGAGATATTCAAAATTATAAAGAGGCTTGGGTATTTAATGCAGAAAATAATGAATTTATAGGAAAAACAACAGCAGTAAGAGCAGTAGCAGCACTTCGCGCTGATGAAATTTCAAAAGAAGAATTCAAAGAAGCTATGTCAATCAAAAAACGTAGTTTAAAAATTGCTAAATCATATATTAAACAGACTCGTGAAATAAGCATTGAGGAAAAATGTGATAACTACAAAACAGCATATGCGAGTGTTGAAAGAGAATACAAACCAAAAGTATCTCGAATTGCAAATACAAAGATGGATAAAGTAATTCGTAAAAGCAAAGATATGGAAGAATTTGGAAAACAAGATTTATCAATATTTTTAGATAAATCTGAACCTGAAGAAAAACCATTATATCTATACGAAACAGATAAAATTCTTGAACAAGAATTAAAAAAAGGAGTTGCAAATGGATATTAGAGCAGAATTAAAAAATTTAATGGAAGCGAAAAATTATACCACTGCCTTTGTGGCTCAAGCAACAGGTATTTCAAAATCAACAATAAGTTTGTGGATAAATGATAATTATAATGGTGCTAATACCAAAATTGCAGATAAAATAAATAATTTTGTTCAAAGAGAAAAAGAGCGTACTGGTAACAATGATTTGCCTTTTGTTGATATTTCAACTGTTAAATATATTTCTGAAATTGGAAGATTGTGCCACACGCAAGGCAAAATCGGAGTTTGTGTTGGAAAGGCAGGACTTGGGAAAACCGTTGCTGTAAAAAAATACACAAAAGAATTTATGGATTCAATCTTAATTGAAAGCGATTCTGGTTATACTGCAAAATCTTTACTAAAAGAAATCCATAGGCGTTTGGGACTATCAGGCAAAGGCTCAGTGTATGACTTAATGGATGAAGTTATCAGAAAATTAAATCAATCCGGCAGACTTTTAATTATTGATGAAGCTGAAAATTTACCATATAGAGCTTTAGAAATTACACGAAGAATTCACGATAAAACAGGTATTGGAATTTTATTGGTTGGCAGAGGAATTTTATTAGAAAACCTTAAAGGCTATAACAATCAATATGACCAACTTTATTCTAGAGTTAAATTCACAAAGGTTATTGATAAAATTTTAATTCAAGATGTAATTAAAATTTTAGAATCGATCGGGCAAGATTCAAAACTCGCAGAAATTTATCTTCAATATTCTGAAGGGAATACAAGAAGATTAGAACATTTAATTTCTCACAGCATCAGCATTGCCAAATTTAATGGCAAAGCTGAGGTCGATGATGTTGTGATTAAACAAACTTCCAAATTATTAATGGCTTAAGGAGGTATAAAAATGCACAATGGTAAGATATTCCGACCCGACACATTGTTACATATTTTTATTGTAGCCTTAGCCATTTTTATTTTGGGAGTGCAGCTCGGAATCAAGCATGGGCGAGAATTACAACTAGAAGATTTAAAGGTGAAGTATGGTTACGACTTTTCAGATTAAAAAAATTCATACATTGAAAAATTTAATTGGTATGGATGATGATTTGTATCGAGAAATACTTAAGTCCTTTGATGTACAAACATCAAAAAATCTAACTTTTACAGAAGCAAGTATTGTTATAGAAAATCTTGAAGAAAGAGCAATTGCATTAAATAAATGGGTTAAACAACCTAAAAAATACGCAGGATTAAATCGTACAAATAACATGGCTTCAGATGCTCAACTTAGAATGATTGAAGGGCTATGGAGAGATATTTGTTATTTCAATAATGATAAATTTGCGAAAAAATCCTTAAGAAAATTTTTAAAATCAAAGTTTAGAGTTGATGATGTAATGTTTTTAACTAGGTCTAAAGCCTGCAAAGTTATTCAAGCAATTACAGCAATTAAGAAAAAATTAAAAGAAAAAAGTGCGGCCACACTTAATTAGTAGAAAAAAGTAAAGGAGAAAAATTATGTTAACAATGGAAAAAACAAATGCAGAAATGTCAACAATGAGAGACAATCAGTTCTTTGGTGATATTGCACAAGAAGAAAATAATAAAAAAGAATGTGCAATGATGGGCTTAATTAAAAATCAAATTATTGTTCTTAATGAAGAACTTGATGTTGCGTACAACAGACTTGGACAAGTTGCAACAGATGAAGAGAATTGGAGTGGCAAGTATGAAAGAAAAATGGCTTGCAAAATACTTCAAGGGCAAATTGCAATTCTTACAAAGTTGGAAAAGGATATGGAAAACATGTTGACACCAACCAATATGCCATCTTGTTAATAATAAACAGGTCGAAACGGTCGGCTAACGGTGCAAGCTGACCGTCTTAGAGTAAGGCTCTAACTGATGAGACCACTATAAATAATAAGAGGAGATAATGGAATATAAACCTTGGATGGATTATATAAGACCAGAAGATATGCCAAATGATGATTTAAAGACAATTGCTGAATCAGCTGGCATACGATCAGCTTTGGCTTTAATTTTTCTAACTCCAGGATTAACAGTTACAATTCCAAGAAATGCTTTTACAGAGGTCAAAAAGAGATACATAATAAGTCAGTATGATGGTAGAAAATATACAATAAATCGTCTTGCATTAGAGTGCGGTTTTTCTCAAAGATACATTTATAAAATAATCGAAAACCATCTTCAAAATAAATCAACAATCCCTAAAGAATAATATTTGATACATCACTTCTTGCTCTAATGCATTTTTCATCTGCATTAGAGTTTTTTTATTCCTCAACCGGGGTAATTAAATCCATTTCGATATTATATCTTTTTCCCTTTTTATCAACGCAGGTTGCATACTCAATGTCGCCATCGGCAAATGAATTTGTCCAAGTGTAGATAAGTAGTCCTATTTCATTAGTTTTATTATTATAAATTTTAGTTCCGAACAACATATTATTTTTGTTTTTTAATTCCATAATTTATACCCTTAATTATAAATACTCTGCTACTAAATAAACTGTTTCAAAATCGTGGTCAACAACTTGTATATCTTCATCAACATTACCATCCATATCTGTGATTTTTACTTCAAAATTTTCATCTACATTTTTTAATTTTTCAATTAATTCTTTTACTTTCATTTTATTTCCCTTTCGTTTTGTGCATTGTCATTAATCGAATAGTGTTCAGACTATTTCAAGTAACTATGTGTATTTTGCATCATTCAGACACATTGTTACAGTGTATTAGAATTAAACAAGAAATAAGCTAATTCGGCTGTAATTTTCTTTTCACATATAAAAGAGTTTGATTTTTTATCAAAAGCGATGTTTCTTATATTATTAAGGATTTTCTCCACAACTTCGTTAAATTCACTATCGGTGTATTCTCTTTTGATTTCATATAGAATTGAACCGTATTTTACAATTTTTATTTTTTGAATTTTTATCTCTTCAATAGATTCAATTTTTTCGTCAATTTCTTCGTATCTAATTTCTAAAAATTCATCATTAACTGCCTCTGTAATATCTCTTGTTCCATCAGAGTGTACAACTAAAAACTTTTTTAATTTTAAATCGTCTATCATTTTTCATTCCTTATAATTCTGCTTCTGTGCCATCGCTATAAATAATTCCTGCGATTCTAATATCGCCACTTGAAGAATCGTTGTAATATTCAATATCATTGAATCCGTTTAAATCGTAGTAATCAAAGCAACCACAAGCATTAATTCCTATTCCGTACTTTTTAGAAATTCTTGTTAATTCTTTCATAAATCCTTGGTAGTTCTTTTCATACTTTTCTTCGTTCGTCATTGTCATAATATAATCCTTTCGTTTGTCTGTACTGACATTAATCGATTGCAATAGCAAAAAACTCAAGCCATTGAGACTATTCTGTATCATTTAGACACATTAAAAAAGAGTTGAGATTTAATATCCCAACTCTTTTAAAACCTTATTTATATCTTTTTCAGAGGGGTTATTATCCAGCCAATCGTAAGCAAGACTTTCAAACCAAACTTCAGATGTATTTATAAAGTTAAGTTTGCCTAAAACATCAAGGACATTGTCTAGGTTTATTTGAATTTCATATCTAAGAGCTGATTCTTTAAGATTTTTCTTTGCCATAAGTCCTCCTATGCTTATAAATCTGTTTCTTCAAGAACTTTCCAATATTCGATGTCATTATTGTTTAGTTCATAAAGTCTTATTACTTCATCCAAACTTGAAACTTCGCATTCTCTTATAACGCTATGTTCCATATAGGTTTCTTTAAATTCAACAACTATTCTTTTCATTTAAGCTCCCCCTCCTTATAAAAACTTTCTAAATGTTTCTTTAAAATCTTCTGCCATTTTTATGTGGGATTTTATAGTTTCGTCGAGATTGTTTATATCGGTTATGTCATAATGCAGAACCTGTCTAATTCTTGAAGATTTTTTACCTTCTAAATCCTGCCAATCTAAGAGTCCTAATTTTGTTTCAATTTCATCTTTAGATTTAAGTAATTTGTTGAAAATGTCTTTATCGCTATTGATAAAAAGCTCGGTTGCAACATATTTATCTTTGGTATTTACTGTTTGCATTATCTGCACACCTTTTTTGCCGATTGGAATATATTGATAATGCTGTGGAGCAGGATTGATTTGCATTTCGCTTTGTAGCTCGTCACAGATTTCAAAGTATCTATCCCAATACTCTTTTTGTATTTGTTTAGCAGGTGTATTATTATTTCTAACTTGTTTTGTTGGGATTTCAGGTTTTAAAATAGGTTTAAATTCTATTTTATCCCCGTTCAAAACAGTTTTAATTACAAAAAGTCCACAATAATTTTGATTAAAACATCGATTTAATGTTTTAGCGATATTAATTAAATCTTCTTTTTCGTTTACTATAAACCAAAATATATAGGCTTTTTGATTTCCTCTTAATTCACTTACTGCTTCCATTAAGCCATCTGCATTTTGAGTTAACTGTGGGCAGATAATGTGCAAGCCTCGGTTTGGATAATCTTTAAGTAATTCTTCGATTACTTTGTCTTTGTGCTTTTCAATGTAATTGCTAAAGTTTTGTCTACTTTTTAAAACTTCTTGTGCTGTGATTGTTTCTGTCATATTGACCTCCTTTTATATCTACAATCACATTAATCGCTCGAATGTACGGAATTGGAAGTCATTGCTTTCATTCCGTATCATTCAGACACAATTAAGAATCGCTCATATCAATACTATATGGGCTGATTTCTTTTAAGTTATTCAATTTTGCTATTCCATGTGGGACAACACTATATCCACCTTTTGGAGATTTTACTATACTAGGGTGGTCTCTATATGCTGTACTAACCAAATTTTCTCTTGCTTGATCGTAGGCTTTTCGTGCATTTTGAGGGCTCTTATATACGGTTCTTACACCATTTTCACCCTTGTATTGGTATGTCCTTGGAATATCTTGTACTTTTTTACTTGCTAATTTTGAAGCTTCTGTTTTAAATTTTTTAGACTGTGCTTTTGCTTCATCGGCTTTTGCCTGTGCCTCTTTTGCGTATTGTGTATATTTTTCCGCTAATTCTTTTTTACCGGCTTGTTTATACTTTTTTGCAATAGCTTGCTCAGAGGCAGCTCTTCTTGAGAATTCGTAGGCATCATCATCGTATTTATATGATTTACTTAACAAGTAATTTAATTCGTTCTCAGTTTTAGCATTAATAGATTTACCTGCTCCGCCTCCGCCTCTGCTACCGCCTGAGCCACGTCCTCCCATATGTTAATCTCCTTTCATTTTCGGAATATCTACGCCAATCCAGTTCTTCTCTTCTTGCGACCAAGAAAGTTTCCTTCCTGATTTTTTGGCTATTCGATTAACTACTTTGTCGATTTGAGCACGACTTGATTTGTGCAGGACTTGCCAATCATAATCTTCCTCTCCTCTTGCATCAGAAGGATTTTTCCATTTCCCGAGGCTACGGACTGATACGTTTATAAAGTCTCCGTGATCTTCAACCCTAAAGTCGCTACGTCTAATGTATCCATCAGTTGAAACTTTACTTATTAATTCATCTTTCAAATTAGAAACTGTGCTATCCATTGACATTTTGGCTTTTGGTGTTCTTGGTTTCTTTTCAGGTTTTACACCATTTTTTAGATTTTCTGCACGTTTAGCACGAGCTTTAGCAAGAGCATCAAGACGTTTTTGTTTTAAATCTGCGGCTTTTTTAGCATCAAGTTCATCTATTCGTTTTTTTATAGATTCCATTGCTCGTACTCTTTCTTCAGCCGTATAAGCAGTATTTCCTGAAATACTGTTATATAATCTTATTAGTTCGTTTTTATCGGTAATACCTTCCCCGATATTTTTAGGAGCTTTTGCAGCACCACCACCGCCGCCTTTACCGCCTCCTGAACCACGTCCTCCCATTTTTACCTACCTTTCTTTTTAAATTTATTCATATACGGTTCAAACCACTTAAGGTTTTTATACCCCTCAAGTTCGGTCAGTTTGTTTCCATAAATCAAAATCTGCTTTGGTTCAAGTTGTTTTATCATTTCTTTAAAACCTTGCATGAACAGCCTTTTAGCTTCTTTTGAGTTCAGCACCCCAACAGTACCCACTGCAACGATTGAGCCTTTTGGAACACCTAAAAATGCATATTTATAACTGGATTTATCAGACCAACTAATTGATGGAATAACCTTAATCCCAAGCATTTGCCAGTAACGAGCGCACCAACGATTCCTGTAAACCTGCCAAATTTGGAATGCTTCAGGATAGTTTGTGTACATAGAAAAGTCTGGGGATAAGACTCCATCATATTTTTTTAATTCTTTAATTTGAGAATCAGCGTTTTTCCAACATCTTTCAAACCTATAATCATCTAAAAAGAAGTGGGCTGTACCATTTCTGTTAGAATCTACCCGATATGGGATGAGTTCTTTTACTTCGAACTCATCCTTGTTTATATCAGGTATGCCATAGGAATTAGAGGAGGAAAAGAAACCTTTTTCAATATTTTGTACGTTTAATAAATTTCTCCAAGACATAACTAATCTACCTTATTAAATTTTTTAATTAACGATTTTAACTTTCTTTGATCCCTCTTAGACATAGAGGATTTATATTTTTGTGCTATTTCAATAATTTGTTCTGCAATATTTCCGGCTTTTTCTAAGTTTTCTTTATCTTCTATGATTGTTGTTGTTTCTTGATTTTCAATCTTTGCCTGACCATATTTCGCAAATTGCGAAATACAGTCAAGAAAAGATTTAATTATTGCTGATAGTCCAAGCATTAAGCTCTCAACTTCTCAACAGCCTCTAGAAGATGTTTGGCAAAGGATTCTATTGCGTTAACTCCTTGATTAAAACAATAATCGTCCAATGCATTCGGAGAAGTTTTAATTTTCTCCTTTAACTTATACAAGCTGTCTATTGCAGGCTGAGTAACCTTAGCAAGGTTCTCATAGAGTTTTGTAATATACTTTGGGACATTCTTTTCAGCCAAATTTATTACGAATGGCTCAATAACATTCCATAGCTCATTCAAAACTTTCCAATCTTTAAGCCACGAGAATAAACTCATAGTAATCTCCTTTCTTAATGAACTTGTATTTGTTGGCTTTTATCTTGTCTCTATACCAAGATATTTTTTGTCGAAGGTACTTCCCGACACTATCTGTTGATAAGTGAGGCAAATAATGAAGATAAGTGATGTCTATTTTGCCTTCACGTTTTTGTTTTGCACGCCTTTGGTCGAATTCATAATGTGTGAATACTGATTTTTCGGATATTAAAATTCTGTATTTTACACTCAAATAGGCTGTTAAGCAGCACAGTGCTTCAATCTGTTTTTGTGTTAAGGGGTATTTTGTTTGTTTTTTATCTGATGTAAAATCTGCCATTCCACATACTGACAGACCAATGCAACCTGTATTTCCACCGCCACAGTGCATTGCATAATTGCCGTCATAGCAATTTAGATTATCTTCAGGCTTATGTGTGCCTGCAAAAATCTTCCCATATTTATCTACACAATAGTGGTATGCTTTTAAATCTGTATCGCAAGGGGTATTAGCACCTGCGGTCCAGTGTAAACAAATTTTAGATAGTGAGGTCATTTAAAATGATTCTCCTTTCTTGACGTTTTGTGATTAACTCCAAATATTCCTCATCACTTAATGTAGTTGTAATTCCTAAGTCTTTTTCTTCTTTGTAGAGTGAAATTAATTTATCCGTTTCATTTAAAAAAGCTTCTGCTTCTACTTTGTCGATAGCATTAAAATATGCATTTGCGTCTAAAACCCACTCTCCGTTTAAAAATATTGCATATTCGTGCGGTTTTTTAGGTACTTGAAAATCATCAAAAAGCAAGGAGTCTGTTTCCATATAATTGTTATTTCTTATAACTGAATACATTAAAAAATCCTTTCAACTTGTAACAGTAACGACACATTGCTGTTGTATGAGCGTGCTATATTATCGCAATCTTTAAATCGCATTAAGGTTGATGGTGTTCTTACATTAAATTGACATTCATCAATGTGAAAACCATAGTTATTAAATTCAATCCCTGCATCATAATTTGAGTCAGGATACCAAGGCATTGTAAATCCTGTTGTTTTATCTTTTATCCAACCTGAAACTTTTAAATTTTTATAATCAAAACCAAGATTATGAAAAAAGGAATATAATGTATTTATGCTTAAATCCGTATCCTCGCTTATATATTGATTTTCTACTGCATAACTACATACATCGGATATAAAATTATTTTGAGTTTTAATTCTGCCTACATAGATAATTTCCTTTTCTTCAAATTCTTGTGTTTCAAGGTTATAAGAATAGAATTTATTCTCTGGAATCACAAAACAATCGGCAACTTCATGCATTTGAAATTCGGCAACTTGTGCTCGTGTTGCCATATTTTGAATTTCAGTAATTTCAAGTTTAAATTGGATGCACTCTTCGATAACATCAGCATCAAAATGTCTAACTTCATTTGCAATCCAATCTGTCTCTTCGTTAATTTCTTTTAGAACAATCCATTCTTCTCCATTAAAGCCTTTAATATAACCTTTTTTAACACTTCCTCCGGGATCATCATGTGAAGCTACGATTGTAAATCTTGCAATTTTTCTATAATTAGGGAAATCAATTTGTAACCATTGGTTTCCACCGACAACATTGGCTACCCATTTATTATTACGAACACCATTAAATGCAAGATAACAAGGATAGCTTGCGCCTGTTGGGGTATAAAAGCTGCTACAACTTGCCGTATATCCGAATTTAAATTCTTTACTTGTAGTTAAAGAAATCATTGTTGGAATTGAATTTTTGTTGGAGTATTTCTGCAAAGAATTTGAATAAGTCGGTCTTGCGGATGTTACAAAAGGTTCAAATTTGTTTTCGCTATTTTTTTTGAAACCAACATACATTATTGAGTTATTTAAAAGATTTTCTATGCTTATTGTTTCATTTATTTGTGATAGTTGATTTAATTTTCCAATCGAGGATGTTCCGACACCAGTATTTATAAGAAGAGGTTTATCAATTGAAAAATTAAGTTTTGCAACCATTGGCATAATATCATTTATAGATTCATATAGCTCCAGTGCTCCAAACCCACTAAAAGTTCCATTTCCGCAATTTTTATTTATTGTTATTCGGTAATATTTAAAACTTTCAAAATATGTGAGTGCAAAATATCGTTTTTCATTTTGTACCCAATTTAAATTATCTTTATAATCTCCAAGGAGAGTCCAATCTGTATCATTATTACTTCCTTCTATTACAAAATCGCAGGGTGAATGTGTATTTGCATCAGCAGAATTCCTTGAAGTAATTGAAAAGGCTTTTACTTTTGGAGTAATATTTTTAAATTCAATTTTTAACCAACCTGTGGTTACCCCATTTATAGTCAACCAACCATGGGCATCATTGGCGTGATGTCTAAATGCTTTCCAAGGCATATAATTTATTGCATCATATTGTGAACTTGATGAAATAACGCAAGTCTCATTTTCAAATGAATCCATTATTGGCATAATGTCATCTGTTAATTTAATTTTTTCAATAAAATCAGCTTTGCCATATTTGTTTTTGGGGGCATTTAAAATTGTCTGTGTGGGATAAGAGTTTGTATATTCTTCTTTTGCTGTAAAATAACTTACTTCTTTTATAATTTCATTTTCAAAAAGATAAATTCCTATATCCCCATTTTTGGTAATTCTATCAACATTATTTTGCAATCTTAGAATGTTACTACTAATAAGTTTCCTTGTATCAAGAAATTCAATAAAAACAAATCCGGATGTTTTTCCTGTTATTGTATCAATAGTAGAAGTTCCAACAGCCTTAAAATTATTAGTATTTCCAACTAATTCAAGAACATTTGTTGACGAATCAATTATTTTTGCAGGGTTTTGCTTGTATTCCTCAAAAAGAGTGTTTAAGGTATTTATTTTATTTTCATGTTCATTATTTGATAGACGAAGTGTTTCAAAATTGCTATTTATATCGTTAGATACAGCTTTTGTTTTCGGTTTAAATTCAACTAATTCTTCAATTATTGACATATATTACTCCTTAAATTTGTTGTGGGATATTTTTTCTCCATATTGCAAGCCAATTAACCTGCGGATTAGCCCTTTGCTCAGTGTTGTAGCATGTTATTCTTATTCTTGTTGCCTCTTTATCCCAATAACAGTAAGAAGAGTCATCATTATTAACATCTCCTGCATAATGAAATGTTCTCATTGATGGCAAAAAAGCAAGCAAATCTTTCATTGTATATCCATTTGGTGGATATACATAAGTGGTTGTTCCTACGTTATAACCGCTTAAAATTTGCATATTATTAAAGCTATGAATGCTTTCATTTGTTAATATATCCGTTATTGGATGAGAGTGATTTTCTAGCGCATAGGGTTTTAAATTTTTGTCAGGAACAAGTCCGCTATCATCTAAAATTAAAACTTCGTTAGCATGATTTCCTGCGTTGTGTCCATCAATTAAATCAGCATTTAAATTTGTATTTTTTTCTCCATTTGATACAGGAATACAGTTTTCCTCATTTCCAGCGTGGTATCCATCCACTTTATCAGCATCTATTTTTCTGTAATGAGCATTTGGGTCTTGATTGTGCATATTTTCTAAATAATCAAAAGAAACAATGCTTACATTTGAATCAATAATAAGTTGTCTATCTTCTAAATTTTCAACTTCAAGAACAACTTTTACATAAAAATCTCTTGTAGACCCTTCTTCTTCTATTGGTTTATAGCTTTCTGGCAGCCTGCCCACTGCAAATAAAACCCTGTTTGCATCGTATATTCCTATTTCACGAATATAATAACCGCCACTATCTGATGGAATAGCACATTCTACAATTAATCTGTTTTCATATTCGGTATCAACGTATATTTTTGATATTGGTCCACGATAAGTTTCATTGATTAATTCTTTTTGTTCTACATCGGGATCGTAATAACCATCTCCACCGTCACCCACCGCAAATGATGTTAATTCAAGTGCTGAACTATCTGCATATGCTCTTGTAATTCCATTTTTACCGCCATTGGTTAGTATTGTGTAAAAATCCATATAAACTCCTCTTTACTTTGTTTTTATCCAAAAGACCAAACGCTTTCATCAAAATTGCTTTCATCCCATTTGCACACAGGCAATGTTCTTTCTTCGTCAATTTTCTTTGACCAATAGGCTTCATCCCAGTCGCTTTCATCCCAAATAAGTGATTTTTGAAAAGGATATATTGTTGTGCATTCTCCTGTTATAGAAATAAGTTTGTTTTTATAATTTTTTAATTCCGATGACATTCCAATACTTAAGCTTGCAAGATGTGAGCGAACATTTTTATATTCATTAATTAAGTCTTCCAGTCTTTCAATTAAATCAAAATCAAGTCCTTTTGAAACAAAATTTATATCTACTGTAAATGTGTATGGCTCTCCGTTTGTTTCAAACCATTCTTTTATATGTCCTTCAAGTCCGAACATATCAAAAATTTTTTTCAGTGCATATTTTGTGCCTTTGTACCTATGAACTTCTATTGAACGCTTGATTAAATCTTTTTTCTCTTCGTCGTTTCGACACTGTAACCATCCTTCATTTCCTGTAATATGATATTGTTCAGCTAAGTGAGGTAGTGCATCGGATGGAAGATTGTCAATAATTGAAACAAGAATCACATCAAGTTCCAAATTTGAAAATCTTTTTTCACATATTTCATCAAATATTTTTAAATTAATGTCATTAATTGGGGCTAATTCACTCATTTGCATAACCCTCAATTACAATGTTCCAATCAACCAAATCTGCCCATTGGTATTCTTTTATATCTATTTCTTCAGGAGTTTCTAGGTTTACCTTAAAAACTCCATAAATACTGTTTAATATTGATATAATTTGTGTTTTGATAACGTCTTTTCCGAGTTTTTCCGATAATAAAACTTTGTATTCTTTCATTTTGGAGTCAATAGTTTTTATAACACTTTCTGCGTCCGCATCCATATACAGTACAATATTTGCATTTATTGAAAATTCAACTTTTTCTGAAGCAAAAACTCTGACGTAATCAGTAAGAGGACGAATTTTCTCATCATTTAAGTAGTTTTGAACAATTTTAATTACCTCAGGACTTGGAATTCCGTTCTTAGTTAAAATATATACATCTACAACACCAGGAGACGGTGAATTTATTGCGACATCAATTATTGATTGGTGTGCAGACAAAGTATGGTAGCGATATGCCCCACGACTTCCTGCGTTTGAAAATTTCTCAGGTGCCTGTCTTATTCTTTCTCTTAAGCTGTCTGCTTCTTCATCATCAGCACCACCGGAACTTACTGTTGTGTTTTCTACGGTAGAGATATAATCTAAAGGCGTGATTAAATTATTGATTGAACCTAATGTGTAATTATTTGATGCACTACCGGGGGTTTCGCATATTGCATCCACGCTTACGGATAATTCTCCTGCAAGAATTTTTACATCTTCAAGCGTTTGAAAAATAAAAAGACCGTCTTTTGTTTCTACTTCACAACCTTTTTGGATGCTACAAGTAAAATCTAATGGCTCATCCAGAGAGAATTTTAGAGTCGTTGTTGAACTATTTGCCAACAACTTAGTTACACCGAGAGGTTCTCCAATATGTTCTAAAATATCTAGTGGTGCATAACTTAAGAGATTTTGTTTTGCGGTTTCTTGAATTTTCATTCTTAAAACGGTTTCACGATATGCACCAACATCAATCATTAGCCGTTCAATTTGTGCAGGCTGAAGAACTTTACCGCTCTTTTCTTCATAAGCTGTAATCCATTCTTTTGTAATTATATCGGGGTCTCGTTCTATAAAATTAGGTTCAGGCAGCTGTGTCATAAGTAACCTCCGCTATACCTGTTGTGCTTGTATTCTTCAATGTCCATTCAACCTTTACTGTTAAATTTGATTCTTCTATTTCGACCTTTATAGAATTTATTTTTATTCGTGTTTCCCACATCGTGATTGCATCAGTTGCTTCTCTGACTATATTTGGGGTTGCTTCATTGATAGGGTAATCAATATATTTGTAGATATCTGAGCCAAATGTCGGACGATGCGGAACTGTACCTTTTTTAGTCAGAAGTATTATTGCGATGCATTGATTTATATCATCAACACCTTGCGCAACTTCTCCGATTGAATTTAGTTTTAATTGCCAATCAACGTAGGTGATTTCATTTAAATTTGTCATAGATATTACATTGTTTTATTAGGGGCAGATGTCGGGCTTCCTTGATTTCCTGTGTGAGTATGAGGATTATATATTTCTCTCATCGCTTGCATAGAGGATGTTTTATCCGTAATGTCAGCATTTGATTTTATTCCTGCGGTATTTGTGAAAGTCCCTTCGTGTTCGATATTTCCAATAAGTTTCATTGTGGAAAAAGCTACGGTAAGTGTTTGACTTTCCTTGTTAGCGTTTATGTATGAGCCATCTTCAAGATTTATTGATATTTCTTTTTCACTTTGTGTGACTGGAACATCTTCAGTTGAATAAATTGTTCCTAAAATGACTCCGTCTTCCGAATTTTCATCCATTAAACACGCAACTAATTCTCCAATATCGGGCATTACATAAAATTTGTCTTTGAGTGTTTTTGTTTGCAGGACTGGCAACCAGTAAGAAGTCGATTCGTCGTCTTGAAAACTTACACGAGCTTGAGTGTTCAGAGCATTAATTTGAGAGACGATTCCAAATCTTAGCACGATACCACCTCGCAATATGTTTTATAACCATTTGACCTGTCATAAACATGACGAGCTTGTTTTATGTGATATTTACCTGAAAAATGCCCAATTCCTTTGAGTTCAATGTTAGTACCTGCAATTAAATACGGATTCCCGATAAACTCAAGTGAACCTTCGATTTTATCATCGGCAGTTCCTAGAGCTGCTTTTGCTTTTACTATTGCTTGTTTTCTGTCAGAGCAACGGGCTGTGATTTTTAAAGTATCACCCTTTGCAACTTTCTCATTCCTAGCAGTTGCTTTAACAGTTTTCTTTTTCTTTGGATCAAAATAAGAAACTTGAACAGCTTTGTATTTTTGTGATGTCTTTTCTCTGAGGTTTATGTGAATTAAATCTTGTTTGTAGAATATTTGTGTTGGTTTTGAACCTTTAAGTTTTTGTACATCATAGAAAACAAGATTATTTTCAGCTATTTTGAAAATATAACCGTATTGTTCTGCTAATTTTGTGAGGAATGATAAATCTCTTTCCTGATTTTGCGTTATCCTATCAACTCGCACATCTGCAATCTCGCCAACGAGAGTGTATCCGTGCTTATCTGCTATCTCTTTTGCAATTTGTTTTAGAGTTTTATTTTCATATCCGACAGAGTTTTTTTGTCTTAAAGGCTTTTTTATTCCGGTAGCAAGACCTTTTACCGTAATTGTGTCCGGAGGAGTGTCGTATTCAAGTTCGTCAATTTCAAATACTCCGCAATTCAGAAGTTTTTCTGCCTCATAACCAATATATGCACGCAAGGAATCTCCTTTAGTTGGTATCCAAGCACCTTGCCATATTTTTTCGGCATCTTCAAAAGTAATTACAAGTTCGTCAGATTCTCCATGTTCAACATCTGTATATTCAATAGAAGTAACGTATGGAGCGACATCTCGTGTTATATTCTTTTTGTCATAAAACAACTCAAAAATTGGGACTAGCATTATTTTTTCCAAGGGGGCAATTCAAATTGTATAGTCTGAGAAGTATCTAAAACTGGGATTTTTAGTTTTATTCCTGATTCAATAACGGGGTCTTTGGGTACTGTTGGATTCGCTTTAATAATCTCTTCATAAAGATTGGGGTTATCATAAAACTTGTATGAGATACTATCCCAACGGTCTCCGTCTTTTGTTATGTAGGAATAAAATTCCGTCATTTTTTCTTAAATCCTTTTTCATTTTTTTTATCTTCAGGGACTTTTCCTGTATATTCTCTTAACCGGACATCGACCTGCACAGACATCAAATCTCCTTCTGAAGAGGCTTGTTCTACTGCTTGTCCGATTTCTTCTATGATGAATACTCCGACATATTCACCGTTTCCTTTAATAAATTTCAAAGGTGTTGCTGTATCTGCGACATCTTTTAGCTTTTTTATTTCATCTTCAGGGACACAAAAAGAACGATGAAAATTAAGTTTAATATCTTCTTCCTGCAAATTCTTGCCTAAGAATTGAAGAATGGGTTTGTTTTCAATCCGCTCGTGCTGAGCATAATTGTATGAGACAGTTTCGTTTAAACCGTTAAAGTAAGTGATTAATTCAAATTTTATATCTCCAAGTTGAGCGAACATTTTAGTATGCTACCCTTTCCTTGCGTTCAAATTCTCTTTTAATGATGTTCACAACTTCATCTTTATGTTTTTTAAGCATTTTCAGAAACTCATCCTTAGATTCACTTCCTGATATTGTGATTGTTGGGTTGTAGGTAATGACAAATGATGGAGAAGCTGATTTATTCACTCCTCTTGTGTGGGCTTTTAATCCCCCTGAAAAGACTCCCAACGTCTTGTTCATCGCATTTTGAAGTGGCAACGGTTTTAATGTTGATGCAATAGTCTCGATAATTTTTACTTTGTGCAAATCTTTTAAAGGTCCTGTTTTAGCAGGTGAATGTGGCAGGTGGTCTCTTATAACTTGGGCAACTTTTGCAATACAACCTTTTACTTTTGCAAGTCCTGACATTATTCCGCTTGCAAGCATAGTCGTGATTTTACTGCCAAATTCAAATGCTTTAGTTACAAGTTCAACTAATTTAACGATTATATTTGCAATCGCTTTTCCAAAACGAACGCCCATTTTTTCTGCGGCCCCACCTGTATCATCAACAGGTTTTATAAGTTTTTTGAACCACTCAACAATTGCTTTGATAGGTGCAAGTATAGGAGAGATAGCCTTACCGATGCGTTGGAATAATGGCATTAATGGTTGTAAACCTTCTTTTAATCCTTGCCACATACCTTTAAAGAAAGCTGAAATTGGTTTCCAGTATTTGTAAATTACAAGAGCAACAACTCCAATTGCTAAGGCAATCCAACCTAAAGGAGAAGTGAGAAGCGTTACAGAGAAAGCTCTAAAAGCAACAATTCCATTTTTTATCATGCCTGGAATGGATAGAAAACCTGTTTTGAACGCCTTTAAACCGCTTATAAAATTTGTCGGCAGTGCTTTTAATGATGTAACTGTCCAATCCTTTAGTGATATAGCTGACTTTGAAATATTTGCAGGCAGTTCAGTGAAAGTTCTTATTAGACCTTTTCTCATCTCATTATCAATTCGCCTTATATCCGCACCGAAGCCCAATAAAGTATGTTTCGGAAGATTTAAACCAAGTTTATTCCCCGATTTAAAGACGTTAAATGCTGTATCAAGTGAGTGAGAAGTGCTTGTTAATCCTGCATTTTGCAACAACAGAACAGCATTTTTAGTGAGAACAGGTGTTAAATCACGAGCATATCCTAAAAATTTGCCGTACATTCCAACAAATTTTCCTATAATTATTGTCGCAGTACCGAGGGTTGTGAGGAGTATTCCTAATCCGATTGTCCCTATAATTGCACCAAACAAGCCTTTTTGAAGTAGTGGATTGTTGTTTATTTTAGTGAGTAATTCATTAATTTTTTGAATCGGTTCGTGCAGATGAGGGAATACAAGCTCTTTCATATTGATTTTGAGCAGTTTAAACTGTTCGTTTGTAGTTTGCATCATATTCTCAAAGTCAGAATCTACAACACCATCAGCACTTAGAGCAGATGCTTTAATCCTTTTATATTCGTCAAGATTTTGCATCATAGGTTTAATAAAGTTTAATACCTGCTTGTCTTGGAATACTTCTGATACTTTGAAAACATCCCCTCCTGAGAGTTGTGTCATCATTTCTATAACTTCAAGAATAGGATCACGCCCTTGAGCTGCTGCATCTAAAAGAACCTGTTTTAAATTAACTCCAAATACTTCTTCAAAGTTTTTAACAGCAAGTGGAGATGTAACTTTTTGAATAAAGTTTTCTAAGTTATTGGCAGCTTCTGAAGCTTCTCCGGCACCTTTCATAGCAACCTGCAACGCAGCACCTAAAGATGCAACGGCAGGTGTGCCTTTCATTCCAAGCATAGCAGCACCGGCGGTTAAACTTGGAAATGCTGCTGCCATATCCTTTAATTCAAATCGTCCTTCCTTACCTGACATTGCAAGGATGTCCATTGACTTTCCTAACTCATCAATAGGAACTTTTAAGTTATCGCTTACAGCAAAAGCTGTTCTTGAAATATCTTCAATGGCTGCCTGTTCACCTGTAGCAGTTCTTCCTATTACGTTCATATAATCAAGGGCTTTTTGCGGGTCAATACCTGATGCAACTAGAACATTCAAACCTTCTGCGATTTCAGGTCGCATTTGGTTTGTGTATCTTGAAATGGAAGCAAGACGTTTATCCATATCTTCTAATTGTTTTGCGGATAATTGTCCGACATTGCCGAGTTCTCTTAATCTGTGCTCCATCTGAAAGGCTTCGGGAATTGCTTCTGTTATCCCTAATTTATATGCAAGACCACCACCGATAGCAGTTAATCCTGCACCTAACTTAGTCATATTCTGCCCCAGTTTATCCAACATTTCAGATGTATCTTTGATTTCATCCTGCAACTTTGCAAATTCATCGTTGGACTTGCGAACAGCATCTTTGATAACCTTTGACATTTTATCAAAGGCTACAAGGGTTAATGATACTTTCATCATTGTGTCGAGCATTGTTCTTCAAGTTCCTCATTGCGATTGTTCGTGTACTTAATTGCTTGATTGCACCAGTATGCAAGGGTAGGGATGGGCATTTCGCACAGTTCGGAATACTGCCATCCCGTTATCTTACATAAATGAATTATGCTTTGGCTGTCTGGGAGGCTAGAGCAGTAATCGTCTCCGTTATCGGAGTAACTACTTCCATCTTTTCTTCTTGTTTCGGTGGAACCTCTTTGGCTTTCCCTGTCGTCAACTTTCCCGAAATTTCGCCCTGAAGTGCAATTACATCTTCTAAGTCCATTTCTAAGATGTCTTCATACACTAGTTTTTGTCCGTCAATTTCAGCAAGTTCGGCAATTAGTGCGTATGGAATCTCGTCTGAAGTCTTTGCTTTCATTTGAGCCTGCAACAAATCCTTGCCTTTGCCCTTTTCAATAATTGCAATTTTTCCTGATGGTAAAACTAATTCTTTTGGCATAATTTTTTCTCCTTTAAATTTTTTGTCTTTTAAATATATTTTGGTAGTGTTCAAAAAGTGTTCAAAAAGCTCTGTATTGAATTTTTATGTTGGGGTTGGTATAAAATATCATCCGAAAAATTTTAGAGCCCTTTAAAAGGCTTCTGTGAGTTTTAGTGTTTCATATCTTTTTCTTGTTGTAATTTCTACCGGACTATAAGGTACGCTACAAGCTATTAGAGCGAGTGCTAAAGCCCAAAATCGGTCAGCGTGTCCGTTTACTTCTGAACTTTCTGCATCAAATCGTATATTTCCTGCCTTAGTTGCAATTCTTCTTATTGAGTGCAAGTCTTCTCTTATTTCATGTTCTTGTGGAATAAATACAGTTTTACTTTCAAAATTGGTTCTTAGGTTGTATGCCATTTCCTCTTTTGATTTATTTGTGAACATAACTGCTTCTACTCGATATTGTCCGAAGTCTCTTTGTGCTGTTTCAGCTATCTGCATACCTAAGCCTGTTGAGTCAATGCAACAACGTCTTAATTTTGGATGTTTAAGAATTTCCGAGATGATTTCGTATTGAATGTGAAATGGAGTTTTTTCAAGAACTTTAACTTTTCGTGTATATTTGGAATTTTCAAATCGTTCTAAGCACCATATTACTGTTAAGTCTTTTCTTCTTCCGATATCGATTCCAACATACAAATCGCCCTTTATCTCATCAAGAGATTTTAAAACATCCGGCATCTCACAAGTAGAGATTAAATCATAAGGAAGAAACGCACAGGCTTCGTCTATTGCAACGCAGCAATACTCCTGCAACCAAGTGTATTCATCAAAACAGTTTTTGCGTTCTTCATTCAGCCATTCTTCACGTTCTTCAGGTGTAGTTGGTCTGCCATAAATTTTATCAATCAGACCTTCTTCAACTGCAAGTTGTATTGGTGTTTTATGATGAGCCCATTTTAGTTTACCTTTTTGAACCTGATCCAAGAATTTATAATACAAACAGCTTTGACCGTTGTGTGTAGAAAGTATTCTTAAAGGATAACCCCAAGTAATACAAGGTCGGGCCGCTTTCCATAATTCTTCAGGATTGTTATGGAATGCAAATTCATCAAGTACAACTTTTCCGCCTTTACTTCTGAAACCTTTAGGGTTTGAAGATAGTGCATGAATTTTAGTACCATTTGAAAAAGCGATAACATATGCTTTTATATCCTTATCCGAATCAAGAATCTGTTCACCTAAGTCTTTTGCTGCAATATTGAATAATGTTGCCCATTGCTTACAATAATCAATATATTCTCTGGCAGCAGACTCATCAGCTGATGAAAACCAAACAGCAGGAACTGTTTTGTAAACACAATCTCTTACATCTTCATAACTTTGTACATAAGTTGCTCCTATTCTTCGGGATTTCTCCCATATTTTTACTTTTGACTTATCATTTAGCCACCGCATTTGATACGGTAGAAAAAATGGGGTTTTATTCTTCTTCGTTGTCGTCATTAGGTACAATTCCAAGAACTTCTTGTTCAATTTGTCTTATCAATTCAGCCGTTAAACCTTTAGGTTTTATTGGAACATCTTTTTTAGCAGTAGCATCTTCATAATCTTTGACTTTAGTGAACATTGGAATAATCCTGCAAAAAGCATACATTCTTCCGGGGTCAACTTTTTCTCCTGCTTCCATATCAGCAATTATTCCGGACATTAGTTTTCTTGCAAATTCATACATTTCTTCATGGAAAGATTGTTTAGAACTTAGAAAATCTTTCTTTTGTTTTTCCCAATTTCCTTTATCTTTCCAATCCATAATGGTTTTTCTGTTTAGATTGAGTCTACTTGCCAATTCATCAATAGTCAGAAAATTATAAATATACAGTCTTTCGGCTTCATTATATAAGTATTTCTTTTTATTCAAGTTCTGACTCCAATCTTTTAATTTTGTCATTCAGAGCTTGCATTTCAACAGTTACATTTTTAAGTCTTTCTACAGACACAAGTACTTTATCCATATCAAGTTTTTGTATTTCTTCATACGGATTTAAAAGTGAGCGAATAAGAATAACAAGACCTGATGCTTCTGTATCAAGAGAGCGGTATTTCTTTTTTGCTTCGGCAAGCATTCCTTTCATTTGCAGAATTTCTGGGTTCATTTATGAAGCCTCCTTTTTTAAAATCGGACACCATAGATTGTTGTCGATTTTGCTTTCAATTCTTGAAAGAAGTGCTGCGTGATATTGGTTGGTTTCAAGTAAATCTTTTAAGATTTCAAAATTATCTTGAATTATTAACTCAAAAGCCTTAACTTGCGATTGATGGTAAATATACCAAATAGCAAAAACCAACGCAGGGAAACCGATACTTTCACATAAAGGTAAAATTTGATTAATAAAGTCCATATAACTCCTTATTTATTGATTAGAAAGAAGAAACGAAAGAAAGGACTGCGTGTCCTTCTTTTTTGCTTATATATAGCAGTCTAAATCTTTCTATGACTGCTTTTCAAAAGATATATACAAGTTTTTATTCATTGAACAGTTCAAAGAAAAAAATTTTGCACATATCTTTTGAAACCCATATCGCACAAGGGTTAGACTGTGAATATATGAATTTCGTATAGGGCAATTTTTAAAGTTGTCATACAAAAGAAAAAAGGTTTTTTAAATGAAGTATTTTGAAGTTTTTAAAGCAGGAACTTATCCTCAAGGAAAGTTCACAAAAAAAGAAATCGCACAAATTGCGAAAAATTATGACCCAACATTCTGTGAAGCTCCAATTACTATCGACCATCAGCAATCCGGACCGGCATATGGTTGGGTTGATGATGTGAAAGCAGACGGAGAAAAACTTAAAGTAAGTTTTAAAGAAGTTCCAAAAGAATTTGAGCAAGCTGTCAATGATGGGAAATACAAAAAAGTATCTGTAGAGTTGTACAGAAACTTAGATGGTAAAGGTGCATACCTTAAAGCTGTTTCATTCTTAGGTGCTGCAATGCCACAAGTTAAAGGCTTAGAAGCAATTAAATTTATGGAAGCTGAATCTGACACTTACGAATTCGAAGGGGTAAATGAAGATAATGAGCCTGAAAATTTTTCAGAACAAGACATTGAAGATTTAAAAAAGCAAGTTTCTGATTTGGAAACACAAGTTGCTAATTTCAAGGAAAATAACAAAAAACTTGAAACTATTAAATCTTTGAAGGACAAAATTTCAGCTTTGAATGATGAAGTAGCAACATTTAAAGAAAAAGCTCAAGGCAAAGAAGAAATTGAAAAAGAATTATCTGACATTAAAAATTCCATTAAGAAAAGAGAATTCGAAGAATTCATTGAAAAACAGATTGATAAGGGAATATTAGTCCCTGCAAATAAAAATGTTGTTTTATCTGTTTTACAGGAATTGGACAATGTCAAGAAATTTGGCGAGGACTCAGCAGTCATTACTGACTTTAAATCTTTTATTGAGTCCTTACCAAATCAAATTAAATATGGCGAGCTTGCTACTAAAGAAAAGCAAGCAGACCCAACAGATGAGGATGTTGAAAAATTTGCAAATGCAGATGAGGACAGCCTGCAAGTGTTTAAAGAGGCAAAAGCCTTGGCAGCAAAAAACAACATCTCATTCAAAGAGGCACTACTAAAGTTAAACAAGTAAATCACCCTTACAGTTAATAAAGGAGTTTAAATGGGAAGACTTGAAGAATTACGCATAAATGCGTATCTCTCAGAGGTCGCTCGTGGGTACAAAAATAATGCATTTGTTGCACAATATTTATTCCCTGAAATCACTTCTGAGAAAGAAAAAATTGACATTTTTGAATTTAACAAAGAAGCATTCAATCTTTATGATACTGAACGTGCTATCCGAGCTAATTCAAATGTTATTTCACCGCAAGGTTTCAAAAAGCATACAACTACTTTAACAGAACACGACTTATCCTATCCGATTGATTATCGTGAAGAACAGGAAGCCGAAAAAGTTAAGTTGCAATTGCACGCTACAAATGTTGTAACTGAAGGTTTGAAACTAAAACTTGAGAAACAATGTGCAGATTTAGCTCAAGACCAATCAAAATATCCAAATGAAAACAAGGTTATATTATCAGGAAAATCTTGTTTCAACTGGAAAGATTCAGACCCTCAAGGTGTAATTGAAGATGCAAAAGATGCAGTATCAGCTAAAATTGCTCAAGACCCTAATACTATGATTATTGGGCAATCAGCTTGGAAATTGCTTAAAAAACACCCTCAATTAAAAGGGTTAATCTCTGACAATTTAAATAAATTAGTAACTCTTAATTTATTAAAAGAAATCTTTGAAATTGAAAATATTATCATCGGAAAATCTATTTTCTCAGACAAAGATGGCAATTTTGTCAGAGTATGGCAAGACAATATTGTTTTAGCATATGTTCCTGCTCTTGGCTCTTCAAGAACAGAGTATGACCCTTCATACGGTTATACAGTTCGCAAAAAAGATGCTCTTCAAGTTGATGAGTATCAGAAAGAAGGTAACAAGGTTAAATATATCAGAGCTACTGATATTTATACACCATTCCTTGTTGGTCCAGAAGCAGGCTACTTGATTTCAAGTGTAAATGACCCTGCTTATGACCCAGAGCAAGACAAGGGAGGTGAAGGTTAATGGCTAAATTATACAAAGTTAAACACACCTCCATTATGCACAATGGGAAACTTTACAAAGAAGGAGCAACCATTGAACTTGAAGATAATTATGCAAAACGTCTTGAAGATTTTGTACAACTTCTTCCAAATCAATCGACTCCTTCAAAAACAAAAACTCAGTCTCAAAATAACACCAAGAAGACTGAAAACAATCCCCCTGCAAATAATCAAACAAAAGCAGGTACAGCTAAAACCCAAACTAAAACAGAAACCGTAAAAACAGATAAAGTTAAAGACGGAGAAGCTGGAGGTACTGATGACAACAAATAAAACATATACCCCTATTTTGATTGATTCAGTATTAGCAGCAGCAGACCTGCAACAAAAAAGATTTGTAGGCTTTGACGGTAATTGTTGTACAGCAGGTGCTAAAGCACTTGGTGTTGTTGATGTAACAACTGAAAAAGGACAATACGCTCCTGTTGCTGTTCTTGGTACTCTTCTCGTGGAAGCCGGTGGCACTATTGCTGTCGGGGATGCGATTGCATCCGATGGAGAAGGTAGAGCCGTTAAAGTTGCTGATTCAGCAATAACAAACGGATATGCAAAAGATGCAGGAACTGAAGGTCAAGAAATCAGAATTGTACGAGGAATATAGCGGATTTTCGGTAGGGCGATGCCGAGCGTTAGCGAGCAAGCCCGTAAGGTGGAGCCGGACGTTACTCCGGCGACAACCCGAATAATCCAAGATGCATAAATTTATGGAGAATTGGTAAATGACGGATTATTGCACGATCGAAGATATTGAAACACACACTTCTACCCCTACTCTGATACAGCTCACTTCTGATGATGGGCAAGAAGAGGTCGATCGTGTTGTTGCTCAAGAAGCTATCCTTTACTCTTCTACGCTCATCGATGGGTATCTGCGTGGCAGATATACTCTACCCTTAGATACCCATTTTCCTTTACTGAGAATTCTTGCCATTGATTTAAGCATATACAGACTTTATACAAGACGTATGCGAAATGAAATGCCTGAAGTAATTGAAAATAATTACAAAAATGCTATTGCTACCTTAAGAGATATTCAAAAAGGTGTTATTACCCTGCAAAGCGAAAATGATTCTCTTGAAACCGCATCTTTTAATGCTGAGGAATATAAAACCAACAAAGATATAATTGACAGGCTTTTTAGCAAGGAAAGAATGCTTGAATATTAGAGAGATTGAAAATGCTATTATTGAAAAATTAAAAACATCATTCCCTGAAGTTTTAGTTCAAGGTTTCCCGGATAAACCTGCCGAATTTATCTTACTCCATCCAATTGGAGCTTTGTTGGTTCATTATCAGGGAAGCAATTACACATCAACCAATGCTCTTGGATTTATCTCTCAAGATAACAAAAAAGAATTCTCAATCACTGTCGTAACAAGAAACCTACGTTTCAACGCAGGTGCTTATGAATATATTGATAAAGTGAAAGCCGTTTTAACTGGTTTTGAACCTGACGGATGTTCTAAATTATCAGCCTCAAAAGATTTTTTCATTTCTGAAAATGGTGGAATTTGGCAGTACGGTATTAATTTTGTGCTCACCACCCCTAACATACAAGACTTAGATATTTAATTTACCCCAAGGAGTTTATATGCCTGCAAGTTTTTTACATGGTGTTGAAACCATTGAAGTAACAACAGGTGCAAGAACAATTTCAACAGTAAAAACCGCTGTCGTTGGAATTGTCGGAACTGCACCGATTGAAGATGTACAAGAAGAATATAAAACAATAAATGCACCGACTTTAATATTAAATGAAGTCGAAGCTGTTAAATATTTTGGTAACCATAAGGCTGGATACACAATACCTCAAGCCTTAAAAGCAATATTTGACCAAGGTGCAGGAATTGCGATTGTTATAAACGTTTATGACCCGGATAAACACGAATCTGTTGAAGATGTTGCCGTTAGTGATATAAACGGTGGTATTGATGCAGAGACCGGTAAACGAACAGGAATGAAAGCCTTTGAAGATTGTTATTCTTTGTTTGGCTATTATCCTAAAACAATCATTGCTCCTGTTTATTGTGAAGATGCAGCAGTTATGACTGAAATGAATACTCTTTGCAACAAGATTCGAGCAATGGGTATTGTTGATGCACCTGTCGGAGCAACTGTTCAAGATGTAATCAGTGGTCGTGGTCCAGAAGGCACGATTAATTTTAATACATCTTCAGAACGTTTGATTTTGTGTTATCCGCATTTAAAAGTGTATGATTCAGAATCCGATTCAATAAAACTGCAACCTTATTCTCAAAGATTAGCAGGAGTTATTGCTGCGAAAGATGTTGAGAAAGGTTATCACTGGTCGCCTTCTAATACAGAAATACAAGGAATTGTTGGAGTCGAAAGACAACTAACATCTATGATTAATGACCCAACTTCCGAAGTAAACGCATTAAATGAATGTGGTGTTGTTACGGTATTTAATTCTTACGGTTCAGGTTTTAGGACGTGGGGAAACCGTTCAGCAGCTTATCCGACATCTACAAATCCTACAAACTTTATTTGCGTGAGAAGAACTGCTGATATTCTTCATGAATCAGTTGAATATTCAATGCTTCAGTTTATGGATTATCCAATTGATAACGGTTTAATTGATTCTATCTGTGAAACTGTTAATCAATTTATTCGAACACTTATCGGAAGAGGTGCATTGATTGATGGAAAATGTTCTTTTAATGCAGATAAAAATCCTGCAACAGAAATTGCAAACGGACATTTAACTTTCGATATTGAGTTTATGCCTCCAACTCCTGCTGAGAGAATTACGTTTGAGTCATTCATTGACATTGAACTATTGAAATCACTTGGAGCATCTTAATGTACGCAATTGTTAATAAACGGGGAGCCTTAGAGGTTCATACGGATGAGGCAGATATTTGTTTTAACTGCAAAAACCTCTTTAAATGTCCGCTGATACAAGCAATCAGCAAGGAATACGTTATTATGCACTATTCAGACGTGGAGATTAGGGACTGCGGTCTATTTAAAAAATCTTAGGGAGTTTATATGTCAAAAATAGAAATTAATAAATTAACTAACGCCAATGTTTATATGAATGGTGTTAACTTATTAGGAAGAGCAGAAGAAGTTCAACTGCCACAGATAAAACATAAGATGGCTGAGCATAAAGCTCTCGGTATGGTTGGCTCAGCTGAGTTTTTCGCAGGTATTGATAAAATGGAGTGCAAAATAAAATGGAATGCACTTTATCCTGCTGTTATGGCAGTATGTTCAAATCCTTTCTTAGCTACGATGATTCAGGTTCGTGCAAACTTAGAAACATACAACGGTACAGGAAGAATTAAGGAAGTTCCTGCTACTGCATTTTTAATAGGTACTTTTAAAGAATTTCCGCTTGGAAATATAAAACCTCAAGAAAATGCAGAATATGAAACAACAATGTCAGTTACTTATGCAAAATTAGTAGTTGATGGTGTAGAAATTTTTGAAATAGATGTTCTTGAAAATATCTATAAAGTTGGAATGGTTGATATGCTCTCAACATTCAAAAAGAATACGGGGGCTTAATGACTGAAGAAACTATACTTAAAAAAGCCAATTCTAAAAAAGGATTGACTGAAGAAATTGCAACACGCAAGCGAGCTTTGAATTTTTATTCGCTCGCTAATATTCTTCCTGATCCTGACATAGTTTTACGCAAACAAGGCAAAGATATTAGAATTTACAAAGAACTTCTTTGTGACCCACACGTTTTTGCGTGCATTCAATCTCGAAAAGCCGGAGTTTTATCGCTTGATTGGGAAATTAACAGAGGCTTAGATAAAGACAAGAATGCTGAAGAGATAGAAGAATTACTAAAAAAATTAAATATCCATAAACTAATCTCAGATATTCTAGATGCTACATCATACGGTTATCAACCACTTGAAATTATATGGAAGAAAAGTTCTTCCGGTCACGTTCTACCTGCAAAGATTATTGCAAAACCTCCTGAATGGTTCTGTTTTGATGATGATAATAATCTTAAATTCAGAACTAAAGATAATTATTACGGAGAAATAGTCCCAGATAAAAAGTTTTTACTTGCTCAAAATAATCCAAGTTACAACAATCCTTATGGTGAAAGAACTCTTTCTCGTGTTTTTTGGTCTGTAACATTTAAAAAGGGCGGACTTAAGTTTTGGGTTGTATTTACAGAAAAATACGGAATGCCTCACTTAATAGGGAAACACCCAAGGGGTGCAAGTAAGGATGAAACGAACACTCTAGCAGATATGTTAGAAGATATGGTTCAGGATGCAATTGCAGTAATTCCTGATGATTCTTCAGTAGAAATTCAAGAGGCTAATAAATCTTCTTCAGCAGAAATTTATGAAAAGCTCATTGATAAAATGAATGCTGAAATTTCGAAAGCTATATTAGGTCAAACTCTAACTACTGAAATAGGCTCAACAGGTAGTTATGCTGCATCAAATACACACTTTGCAATAAGACAAGATATTGTTGATGCAGATAGAAAACTTGTTGAAAGTGTAATAAATCAACTGATTCAATGGATTTATGAAATAAACTTTGCGGATTGTCGGCAGAGTGCGAAGCGAAGCGGAGACACGTTTAATGCCGATAACCAAGAACCAAATCAAGAAGTCCCAGTGTTTGAGATGTACGAACCGGAAGATGTTGATTTAACTTTAGCTCAAAGAGATAAAATACTTTCTGAAACAGGAGTTAAATTTACAAAAGAATATTTCATAAAAGCATATGGTCTTGAAGAAGAGGATTTTGATATCCGAGAAGATATTATACCTGCAACAAATTCTCAGTTTAGTGAATTCAAAGAAGATGCTTCCGGTCCCGGACAAGAACAAATTGAAGATTTGTACAAGTTTATTTCAGACAATAAATTATCTGAACAAGCTCAAAAAATGATTTCTCCTTTAATTGCATTAATTGATGGTTGCGAGGATTTTAACGAAGCATATGAGCTATTAACAGACAAGAACCTGCACTCTAAACAATTTGAGCAAACTCTTCAAAAGGCTTTGTTCTTGTGTGAACTGCAAGGAAGGAGTGATGGTCTTGAATAAACAATTGACTAACTTGGGGGCTCGCAATAAACAGCATTCCGAGTCTTGCTCAACGCAAGCCTCTCCAGCCTCTGCTCGCCTCCGCTTTCTTGATTTATTCTCGGGTATTGGTGGTTTTAAAATTGCACTTGAAAGAGCCGGTTTTAAGAGTATAGGGTTTTGCGATAACGATGAGTATGCGAATAAACTATATCGAGCATATTTCAAAAACGATAAGGAATTATTTTACGATGACATCAGAAAAATCAACACATCAGAACTCCCCGATTTCGATATCTTATGTGCAGGATTTCCTTGTCAATCTTTTTCAATTGCTGGAAAAAGACGAGGATTTGAAGACACAAGAGGTACAATGTTTTTTGAAGTCGCACGGATTCTTAAAGACAAACGACCCAAATATTTTATTCTCGAAAACGTTAAAGGCTTACTTAATCACGACGGAGGCAAAACTTTCCAAACAATACTTAAAGTTCTCTCCGACATTGGGTATAGCGTACAATGGCAATTACTTAATTCTAAGTTCTTCGGAGTACCTCAAAACAGGGAAAGAGTGTACATTGTTGGATGTTATGGAAAAGAATGTACCGGAAAAATATTTCCTCTCTCCGGAAGCAATTCAGAAAATTATAGCGAAGTCAGAATAAAACAAATCCCACCTACAATAGGTAATTCTCAAGGGAATAGAGTTTATTTTACTGATGGATTAAGCACCTGTTTAACATCAAATGGTGGAGGACAAGGTGGAAAAACAGGTTTGTATTTTATTAATAAGCCAAGATTTGATAAATATAAACAGTCAGATATTGTTGAAACTCTAAAAGTTGCAGGAGATACCCCCTTAATGAAAGTTCGAAACGGAACTAAAAAAGGGTTTGATGAGGCTTGCATTGGTGATGGCATTAATTTAGCTTATCCTCAATCTAAAACAAGAAGGGGACGTGTCGGTAAAGGTTGTTCGCAAACTCTTGATACAAATTGCAATATGGGAACAATTGATGATTATCGTATAAGAAGATTAACACCTCTTGAGTGCTTTAGATTACAGGGATTTCCTGATGAAATGGTAAAAGTCGCAAGAGATATTGGTCTGGCGGATTGCAGATTATATAAGATGGCAGGAAATGCAATTACTGTAAATGTTGCTGAAGCTGTTGCAAGAAAAATTGCGGATTGCGAGCAGAGGGCGGAGGGCTTGGAGAAGTCCAAGACCGCAGACCCGTTTAATGCGAGCAACCAAGCGGCAGAGGTTGAAAATGGTTCAACTTAAAGGTTTATTTAAACTCGCTCCTACTGCAGCAATAAAATATTTCAAGAAAAAAGGACAAACATATACTTGGGATTGGTACGAGCTATGGCAGGATGCACATAAAAAGACTTTTACTGTTGCCAAAGTTATGCGAGAAGACATATTAAAAGATATTCGTTCTGCATTAGATAAGGCTCTTGAAGAAGGGAAAACTTTTCAAGAATTTCAAAAAGAACTTAAACCTACCCTGCAAAAAAAAGGTTGGTGGGGCGAACAGATTGTAGTTGATACTCAAGGCAATGCCGAAAAAGTGCAACTTGGTTCAATGTATCGTCTAAAAACAATCTATGCCGTCAATATGCAAACTTCATATATGACAGGGCGATATAAAACGCAAATGGATAATACAGACAATCGTCCTTATTGGGAATATGTCGCAGTATTAGATAGCAAAACAAGACCTGAACACGCACAGCTTCATGGTTTGGTTTACAGGTATGATGACCCGTTTTGGGCTAGTTTTTACCCACCAAACGGTTGGAGATGCAGATGTAGAGTAAATGCTCTGTCTAATTACAACCTGCAAAAAAAGAATATAAAACCAAGTGATTCAACAGGAACACTCTCTCAAGAGATGCGACTCGTCTCGAAAAAATCAGGAGAATACAAACCGGTTACAGTTTACACAGATCCATTGACCGGTAAAAAAATTGCCCCGGATGTTGGTTGGTCTCATAATCCTGCAAGCGGATTTTCGGAAGGGTGAAGCGAAGCGTAACCCGTAAGGTGTCGGGAAGCTGAGAACTTTCCGACACCCCGAATAATCCAAGACAGCGGTTTGAATGATATTTGAACACTATTAAAACAAGTATAAAAGGAGTATTAAATGACTGTAGATAGAAAGTGCTTAATTAATTGGGTTGGTGGAAAAAGATTACTAAGAAAAACAATCGCTCCACTTATTCCTAAAGATATAAAATCGTATATTGAACCTTTCGGTGGTGGTGGTTGGGTTTTATTTTATAAGGACAGATGGGCAGATTTAGAAATCTACAACGACTTAGATGGAAGATTAGTTAATCTTTTTAGAATCGTGAAATATCATCCTAATGCCTTAAAAGAAGAATTAAAATATCTTCTTGGCTCTCGTGAAATGTTCTTTCAATTTTTGAATGGCACTTTTATTACCGATATTCAAAAAGCAGCACAGTTCTTGTTTTTAATAACACGTTCTTTTGGTGGTCGTGGTGATACTTTTGGAACTGTAAAAAAATCTTGTGGTGGAGCTTCAAAATCTCAACGCAATATTTTAACTAAAATTGATGCAATTCATGAACGCCTTGATAAAGTTATGATTGAGAATCGAGATTTTGAGAAATTAATCAAACAATATGACTTTGAAGATGCATTTTTCTATTGCGATCCACCTTATACTTCAGGCTGTGGTTATGAAGTAACATCAACTACTGATTTTGACCATGAACGTTTAAGAGATGTTTTAAAAGGCATCAAAGGTCGTTTTCTTCTTTCATACGATGATTCTCCAAAAGTTCGAGAATTATATAAAGGATATGAAATGATTGAAGTTGAAAGACAAAACGGGATCAACAACAGAGAAGGCACAAACAGAGCTAATAAAGTTTATAAAGAACTTTTGATTGCTAATTATCATATTAAAGATTTATTTAAAAATGAGTGAACCAATAGAAATAAAACTTGATAATAAAGAAGTTGAATCAAGATTACTTGATTTGGCAAAACGAAGCGAAAAACTGCGACCACTAATGAAAAATATCGCAGGTGTTTTCGCATATTCTACCGAAGAAAACTTTAAAAACGAGGGCAGACCTGATAAATGGACTGAATTATCTGAATCAACAATAAAACAGAGAACTAAAAATAAACAGTGGCCCGGCATGATTTTACAGGTATCAGGTCAGCTTGCATCCTCTGTTAATACTTATTATGATAACGATTCTGCGGTTATAGGTTCAAACCTTGATTATGCAGCAATACATCAATTTGGCGGACAGGCAGGGCGGAATAAATCTGTTGAAATTCCTGCACGTCCTTACCTGCAACTCATCCCTGAAGATTTTGAAGAAATCCTTAGTATGACCGAAAATTTTTTAGGGGGATTA